ATTTGATAATCGTTTATTTTCATAGTTTCTCCTTCCAGTAGTTAACCATTTCCTCTACCATGCTCTCAAAAGTATATTCAGGCTCCCATCCAAGCTTTTCTCTAATTTCCTTGGAGTCGCCTTTCAAGAAATCTAGCTCTTGTGGCCTAAAGAACTTAGGATCAACCGTAACATAATCTCGGTAATCTAAACCAAGAGCGGCGAATGTAACTTCGCACATGTCTCGAATAGTCCTACTCTGCCCCGTAGCTACAACCCAATCCCTGGGTTCATCATGATCAACAATCATGTGCATTGCTCGAACATAGTCTTTAGAGTGTCCCCAATCTCTAGAGGCATTTAGGTTTCCTAGTGCTAGGTTTTCTCGTTTCCCGTTTGCAATCTCAACAGCACCTTTTACAATTTTGTTGGTAACAAAGTTCGAGCCACGACGAGGAGATTCATGATTGAACAGGATTCCATTACACGCATGCATATCGTAAGCAGCCCTATAGTGGCGAACCAAATTGTACCCCATAACTTTAGCACACCCGTAAGGAGATGTAGGATTCATGGGAGTAGTCTTGCGCTGATAACCGTCAGGATCAACAGAGTTACCAAACATTTCAGACGAACTGGCTTGATAGAACTTTGCCGTCTTCTTGATCGAACGCAGAGTTTCTAGAATATTAAGAACACCAATCGCATTGCTTTGAATAGTAAACGCTGGGACATCGAAACTAATTCTAACGTGGCTCTGAGCCCCAAGGTTGTACACTTCGTCAGGCATTACCTCGCTAACAACTCTACTCAAAGAGTGGGGATCTAAAAGGTCTCCATAATGAGTGTGGACAGGAAGATCTTTAATCCTACTGTCTTGATTCTCTGCTACAGAGTTTCTACGAACAATACCATGTACTTCGTACCCCTTCGACAGGAGGTGTTCTGAAAGATAACTTCCGTCCTGTCCCGCAATTCCTGTAATAAGTGCTGTTTTACTCATGCCTCATTATAGTCTTTGAATACAGGCATCTCTCGTAAATCAGGCCAATCTTCCCACTCCCACTGCCTAGGTTCACGTTGCTTGGCTTCCTCCAGGGCCTCTAAGCCCTTCTGTGCTGTCTCGGGCGTCATATAGTAGTGATACCCCATACTTGATATATCTTGCTCTCTCCAGGGCTTGTCGGGGGATCTACCGTCATAAGACATTTTTTTCAGTTCTTCGGCGGCTTCTTTACTATCTGTCAGAATCATACCGCCCCTACCTAAGCTAAGATGTTTCTGATACTGAAAGCTTAAGCACATAAACGTCTTTGGTTTATATCCACCTTTCTTCCAGTAAACTGCGGCGTCAATAATATTTGTGTTACTTATTTGGTAGTAGTCCTCCCACTCAAAGTCTTCAAAAGCCCAACCTAGCCCTAGTTTTTCTGCTGTAAAAGGAATGGAGATATACGTTCTTGTAGGTAAAACAATATTATCTGCTTTAGTATATCTCAAACATAGTTCAATGCCGTGTGTGCAGCAATCAGTTGCCACCGCGTAAGGAGCGCCATAAAATTCTGCTACAGCCTCTTCAAACTTCTTTACACTTTTGAAGCTCATTTTACTGCCTCGACATTCAGACTAATCAGAGTACCATTTTCTTTATCCATGTGTGGGAAGTAGGCTTGAGAGTGATCATCTATATGAGAGTGCTCCGTGTCTCTCCAATCATACTTAGCAACATCTTGAAATCCTACACCATGTAGTAACTCTGAAATAGAAGTGAAATCATAAGTAGTTTTGTGGTATACCGGAGGAGTTCCCCACTTTCCATATAAAGGCCCTAACACACTCTCTATACCATGCCCACTCGTATACAGGTTACACAGCTTCTTGAAATCAGGAACAGCTAATCTTAGCACTCCTGAAGGTTTCAAAACGCGCTTCCATTCTTGAAGCACTTCGACTACTTCAACTCTATCAAAGTATTCTAAAAGATGGCTGGCATATATCAAATCACAGACATCATCATCATACGGCAGTCGCGTAACATCCTTCGACGCAATGTGAGGAAAGTCTGCCATGTCGATATGGGTCCAACTTTCACCAAAATCTCTTTTTCCGCAACCTAAATGTAATTTCATTCAAACACCTTGTCTTTCTCTTGGCCTTCGTATGGTCCAGTCTTGTACTCGTAAACTAAAGTATCATCTTCTAGAATTTCGTAGGTATGCCCACCCTCCAGAGTAAAGGAGGCATCACCAGCTTGGAGAATGTGTGTTTCCAAAAGCTGCATATCTGTATCAAAAAAATGCGCCTTTACACTACCTCTGATTACCACCCAGCTTTCCTGAGCTATGGTTTGAGTAAAACTTGGCTTCTTCCAAATATGTTTGTGTGGTCTAAAAGTTTTGCCATTTTCCATTCTAAGAAATGAACATTGTATAAACTGATTTGCATCAACTATGTCTGTTCTTTCTTTAGAAAAGTCCTCTGGCGTGCAAACAATGTGCAATAGTTTATCTTTGTGGTAAATACGCTTCAAGGGAATACCTTACCGTGACAACTAAATGGAGTCCAAACATCAATATTTGAAGCAAATACAATATCCTGAGGCTCTGTGATCAGATCTTTAATATCAATAGCGAAGTGATTTATATCTGTGGTTGCAAGCCAATCTCTCATCCTTAAAAATACTTCATCATTCTTTAGCCAACCATCCCCTACAGCAAGGGAATTTGATGTGCTGTAGTTTTTACCTTCTGGATAAATACTTACCCTGCCAACGCCGCAACCCCCTACATGCATGAATCCATTTATGTAAAGTTGATCCCGATCATAGGGAGATTTTGATATGGCTTCAAATATTAATTCTGATACTTCATTGTAATGTTTTTTATTTTTAAAGAACATACTATCTCTGTCTTCTTGTGGTGTGGGAGTAAAAAAGTAACGATCCGCTATCTTACCCACAGAGATCATAAAATAATTTTGTATGAAGTCTTGCACACTAGTAGAAGCTTTTATTAGATTAACTACGCTTTTAGAAAATTTTACAGAGTGTTTATTTATATCAAAAAAAGAAATACTCTTTACCTTTTTTTCTACTAAAGCATTTAGTAAATTTAGACTTAAGAAACCCCCGCAACTAGAGTATACTGAAGTAGATGAAGTTTCATAAGACTCTGAAATTTTTTCCAACAGGTCTTGTGACAAGTTACTGTCGTCTGCTGTTCCCAAGTACACATCTCTTAGGTTTGAGAAGGAAGCTCCGTGAGAAGGTATCTCACTGAAAACACCTTGAGGGGGAACGCTTGTAATATCAGGATAAGTCATCGACTCAACTCCACAATTAGGTTTCTATTATTAGCCATATAAAGTATATCGGAACAGTTCCAGTTATTTTTATCAGCAACTTTAAGTAATTCTTCTCCTGATAGACAATTATCAATTGAGTGCTCCCTTCTTAAGGAATCGTTACTCCAGTCAGATGAGGTCTTATCATGCTCTAAAACCACAACGCTAGAAAAAGTATCTAAACACTTATTGATAACTTTTTCCAGTATATCAAATTTGACACCGCAGCCTAGTAATATGTGAAGAACACAAGTGTCGTAAATATTTGTATCAATAGCAACAGAATCTTCTAAAAATTCTGTGATCGACACATTAATTCGTGTTGGGTAGGATACCTCTCTAAAACCAAAAGGATTTACATATGAAATCTCTACCCAGTTTTTATTTCCGAGCACTTTAAGTGTCTCGTGTAATAGCTCATCATGTGGATTCATTTATTAAGCACCTCCAAGAGTTTCTGTATTCTCTTGTCTGTTGTATGATTATTATACGCTAAATCATAAGCGTTCTCTGAAAGAACTTGCCAGTTACTTCTAGCCTCATTTATCTTAGCAGAGATATTTTCATAACTATCTCGTCTGTCAAACAGCACGCAGTTCACACCATCCTTAAAACCATCAGAAGCTAATTCTTCTCCCAGGTCTGGTGAAACTACAACAGATTTTGCTAGGCACGATTCAAAGTATCGAGGAACCACTCTGCCGTTCACGCCTCCATCAAGCAAGCTAAACTTAGAGGAAAGTAAGTTATCCCTAAATAGATTATTGTCTTCAGTGGTGTCCGTAAGCTGATGCAGTCTGTCAACAATGGTGCCCTTTAATTGTAGATTTCTATACCTCGCCCTGAACTCATACTCAGGTGTATATGTTCCTGTTAGCAGGAAATCAATAGATTTTTTTCTCCCATCATAGTTATAAATATCACTACTCCAACAAGGAAAGTGAATATACTCCTTAGCAGCAATTGTAGCCTTGAATGAATCTAGCTCATATGTGTAGTTGTGGAGAACTAAATCAAGATCAATAGAATGCTTGAGCATTCCTTGTGTTACCACAGGATTTGTTATATGAGTGTCTGTCCAAAAAGCATACTTCTTAGATGGTATGCTATAGAAGTTAGAGGCTGCTAAAACTTCGGGTCTCCAAATGTAAACCACATCCGGGTACTCGTCACCATAAAACAAAGAGATTACATCTTGTATCGTTTTATCCGGGGAGTAGTCTTTATGCCCAAGGCCATAGGACGTAACCTCTAGGTCTTGAACATCCTTTATCTTCTTAGAAAAGTTATCATAGGCGTTCAGCCTGTAATTTTTTTCTTTAGGGGTTTCACAATCCTTAATGATTAGTAATTTCATAAATATTTCCTCTTACTTTTTTCTATAAAACTGTCAGGATGATAAGTAGCATTCTTGTCGATACCTAATCTCCTCCAAATCTCATTCCACAAGTGAACTGTTTTAGACTCTGGGTACTCCAGGTCGATTGTAGGATCAAACAGTTTTCCTACGTCTGGGCCAAAAAGAGGATTGTACTGGTTGGGATCAACTATGTATTCGCTCATGCCTAACTCTTCAACTTTTAGATGAAGAAGCTTTGGGCCGATCTGGCCCCATGTCAGATTATCTCGATCTTGATCCATGCTGTACTCAAAGCATTCCTTCATGATATCTGAACCTGCTTTGCTCTTGATGATACCTGTAGCTACATGAGGGGTGCCGTCTTGCTGATACTCCGTAGAGAAAACATAGTCTTCCCCCTCAGGCAAGGGCTGTAGGCACAGAACATCTGTATCGACCCACCAGCCTCCTTTCTCCAGCAGCATTTTATATCGGAAACAGTTCGAGAAAGCAGAGACAGAACCCTTACCTGCTCCTACTTTGTAGGTGAATATTTCACTCTCGTCTAGGATTTCATTACCATCTCGGATTTCTACACCTTTAGGAACATTCTTGATATCCGAGTAAGTGTATAAAACTATTCCACCGTTTACCTTAACAAAAGAACTTAGACACATCCTTTCAACAGGTGATAAGGTGTCTCCAATCCAAAGAGTCTGCACAAGCTCACGCACTTAAAACATCCTCCCACATAGAAAGTATTTTTTTATTGTCGAATTCATAATCTTCTCGTCCTCGCATGTTACGCTCCATACCGAAATAAGGTATACCTGCTTTTAAACACTCACCTTGCACAGTAGGCAAGCACTCTCTTTTTGATGAGTGATATATCGCCTCAACGCTACCATACATCTCATCCTTGTCCTCACAATAGTTCTTAACACTAACTTTTCCTGTATGCAAGAGAGGTTCGATCTCACTATCAAAGTATAACTTGTCGTTTATCTGCCCAAATAATAGAACTTTGTCGTAACCATCGTCGAAAGCTCTCTGGACAGAAACATGAGTCTGTTTGTGCTCGTCAATGCTGCCTACAACTCCAGCAATTCCGTTATTTGGATTAGACCAGGAAATATCGTCAATGGTGCCTGGGATGATTATACTTGGATGATCTACATTATGCCATTCCTTCTGATAGTTACTTACATACTGAATCAAGTCGTAAGTATGTAACGGCTTTTGTTTAAGAGGAAATAAGTTAGTTTCGTGACAGCTTAATATATGCTTCTTTACGTTGATTTGTGGTGGTTGAATAAAATGAGTAATAAGCGTATCCTCCTCAGCCAACCTACAGTCTCTTATATGACCAGCTTTACACTTGCTCATATGCCAATCATGGGGGCCGTAAAAGGTACAATCGTACCCGTTGCTGTTCAGCAAATTAGTTAGGTTGATATGGTGCAACGTGCTGCCCCCAGGGTTAGACCACCCACTAACTATCTTTACCTTACGCATGTTGCTCCTCAGCAGAAGTTGACTTTTTGGGCATGTACCTTTTATACAACTCTAGTCTTTGTCCAACAGTCTTGTTGATATCGAAGTTCTTCTCGGTAAGCTCATGAAGATTGTCACCCATACGATCAACTAACTTAGGGTTCTTAGCGCACTTAGTAAGAGTATTTATCCAACCCATAAGTCCATCTTCAGGCTTTACCAAGAACCCTGTCTCTCCATCTACAATCCACTCGTCATAGGCACCACAGTCGGTAGCTACTAGAGGTATGTTGTACCTGCCACACTCAGCGACTTTAATCTCAGACTTTGAGTCGTTGAAGTTGTTCCACTCTAGTGGAGCTAGTGCGACATCCATATTGGTATAGAAGGAGCCGTAACGGTCTGGCTGGGCTGCGTAATGAACACCTACATTACTTGGTCCACGGAAACCCTTCATAATGAGCTTAGAGTAACTCTTCCAGACATCTACCTGCCAATCCTTAGTCCCTTTGGGAGGATGACCATAAAAATCCCAGCGACAATTCTCTCTTCCTACACGCTGGTTTACTATGTTAGGAACTCCAGCAAAGTACTTCAAATCTTGTTCATGGTGGATACCTCCTACCCAACCAAAACGGCAATAGCCTTTCTTACCCTTGGGACGTTGCATACTTTGCTCACGCCAACAAGGAAGGTTGTAATCAATAGCGTTCTTGACAACCTCTAGATTTCCTCTGGTAACAAACTGTGAGATTCGATCAGCGAACTTCTGTTGGGTTACTGTAACTAGGTCAGCGTGGCTGTAAATAAACGCGGCGATACTTTCTAGACCCTTGTTCTTGTACACTTCGTACAGACGGTGCCCCTCGTAGATGTTAGTAAGCAGATCGTCCGTATCGTAATGTACGAACTTACCAAGCTCCTTAGCTTTACCGATGACCCTGGCCGTAAAGTTTCCTCCGTGGTTTGAGAAGTTCTGTGTGAATACAATATCAGCCCATTTCATATCCTCAAACTCAAAGTCCTCGATCCATTCTCCCGTCTTCTCATCGTAGTCGATAGGGTTTTTATTATACCGTATCTCTACCTCATCACCATAATGCTCTTCTAGCTTACGCATAGGGAGATGAATACGGTAGTAAGCGCAACCACCATCGTTTGCAGGTACAGCCAGGATTTTTAGTTTGGTTTTAGTCATAATAAAAAAAGAGGAGGCACTAATTAAGTGCCTCCTCATAATAGTCTTTATTGAGTTTTTTTAGCTTACTTTTTTGAACTCTTCTTCTGCTACTTCTTTAGAAGCTTCAGTCGAATGAGAAGCTCCAATAGCAGCAGCAACTGCCTTGAGACCATCTCCTAGATCAACTTTACTATCGGTAGGTGCTAGGGCTTTGATTGCTTTGGCATAGTTTTGTCGCTTTCGACGACTGATTAAGGTAAGGACACCCTCCCAAGCAGCAAGGCCAGGAATAAAGGTAGCACCAAGAGCGAATACCGCATCTAGAATGCCTCCAGCATCCCCTTCTCCTACCCCTCCAACAGGAAGGTACGCTGCCTCTGGCCGGAGGTCTTCTTTATCAGCCATAACAAGCTCAGTACCTTCAGGAAGCTTTTCCTTGATAGTACCAGGAAGCTGGTCATAAGGAACGGGGGTTGATTCCGCTCCCTCTACGAGTTGAGTCGTAGTGGTAAGCACGGTGTCTTCTCCGAAGAGATCACCAAGAAATTTACAAGAGCTAAAGCCCGTCATGATAACGAGACTAGCTACAATGGTTAGGATAACATTTTTCATATCAGCTTTTCATTTTAGAAAGGTAATCACCAGTATCAGCAACCTCGGCTGATTCTGTGGGGACGATCTCAGACGGATCAGGGACTCCAAGAACCTGCATAGCAACCTTCTTGACATCCTCATACTCCTCCTTCTTCACTAGACCATGAATATCATGGAGAGATTCCATAATGCTGGAGATCTCTTGGTCCGTACCTAGAGGAGTAGACTTAGGACGAGCGGCAGACTTGTCATACTTGGGCCAATCACGGGGACTATCCTGCTCTTTAATAATCTTGAAATCAAAGCCCTCATTCACATCAGAAATATCTCCGTAATCATCATCAAGCATAGTGGAGATAATCTTGTTGAAAAGCATCTTGCCGATAGAAAGAATCTTCACATCTTCAGAATTACGATCAAGAATATTAATGTAGTACCTTTCACGGGCACGGATCTTGTTTGCAAGAGACTTTGCTTTCTCTGCGTCTTCTTCAGACAGCTTGCCGCTGTTTACTTGATCCCAAAGCTCGTAATAAGCATCACAAAGAGGGCACTTCTCTCCATGAGTCTTTAGGCAATGGACATTACGGTTCTGTCCATCAGGACCAGCGATGCGGTGAATTCTGGTCTCAGCGTAAAACTCCTTGTCTTCGTCTGCTGGAGGCAGGATACGGACTGCGGAGGTGCCTACGGGAACCTGAAAAAATTTGGAAAGGAAGTCTGCGTTGCCTTGGACGCGAGCGCCCCCGTTTAGTTCAGCGTGTTTCGCTGCTAGTTTGTTTAGGTCAATAGCCATAGTAAATAAGTTAGGTTTAGTTGTATAGTTTAGTTTCAGCGCGTCGATTAGAGCTAAGTTGGACAAGCATGTCTTTCTTGTGCTCAAGGGCACGGCATAACCCTTTAAGTACATCATAGTGAAAGGTTGCCTCAATTACCTCGTCATTCTTAGAAATATATTCTTCATCACAAAAAACTAGGTCATCGAGGTCTTTGGCAGTCAACTTTACGGAAGATCCTTTTTTGAGACTTGATCTAACAGAGCCGCTCAAGCGATTTAGGTTAGCTTCCAGTGATCCTAGCTTACGCTTGGAAGCGGCCATAAGTCCGCTGTAATAAGAGTACAAAGAAGCCTGTTCAGATAGCACAGTGTCTAGGTCATCAGAATTTACCTCAGCAAGAGAATCAGAAAGCTCTCTAAAATTATCCCAGTTAAAGTCTGCTAGTAATTGGTCAATATTTGTCATAGCCAAATATTATAGCTCAATCTTCGTAGTTTTTTACTATAGAAGTAATATATTTTTTGTCTTTAAGGGAGTTGCTGTTGACGTTATTGTCCGAAGTATCGTTATTTAAAGGAGAAAACATAATGTCGTATTCTTTTTTCTTTACCAAGCTATATGCCCCGTTTTGGCCTACTGCAATGTAATCCCCAGGATAACCACGATAAAGAGGTTTATCCGCCCTAGAAGCTCCTACAAGGTGGAGACCAAAGGTTTCCTTTATACGAAAATAGGAAGTATCCCCTTGGACTACGTTGGTGGAGTATTGAGGAAAGTAAGCAAAAGCCCAGAACCCCCCTCTGTAGACGCTAGTAACTTTCACATCAGAAAGTAATTGATTTGAAGTCTGTATATCAGTTAATTGAAGGTCTTTCATTTATTATACTAAATAGTTTAGGGTTGAGGTTCATGAGAGACAACCAGTTTCTTGCCAAAACAGTAGTTATATGCTCATTGGTATATGGACCCACCTGATGATTTTCATCCCCACCAAGCCCACCCAGTTCTAAGGCAATATGCGTTAGTTCATGGATGAGGGTCTCTCTAGCAGTTTCATAATCCATGTCTTTTTCCAAGTATAAGACACCGATGTCGAAATCTACCATGCCGAAGCATTTATCGTCATGAAGCTTCAAGCCCCTCTTTATAGTTAGTTTGTAAGTCCTATACCCTACGAGAATTTCATTAACACCCTCTTCCTCTAATTTGGAAAAAAGGTTATTCATTATCAAACATTTCCTCTCCCTCGCTCATGCGAAGTGTACCGTAATCGACCCTCATAGGAACTAAGAACCTAGGTCGTCCATTACGAGACTTCACAACAAAACCCCTCATTGTCCCATTATCAAACTCTTCCTCTGATTGGTTTAAGGAAATAGCAAAATCACAGGTCCTGATCTTACCGTAAGAATCACCCAATTCAGCGTCAGTAATTACTTTTACCATGCGTCCTTGACGGTTAGTCTGGGTAGCCGTCCAAATAAGGATGTTGTGCTCCATAGCCACCCCACGAATCTCTTCCGCCACCCTTTGCTGGGCCTGATACTCTGCCTCAATGTTACGGGTAGGTCGAAGTAGCTCCAGGTAGTCGATAATGACTAGATCTGGCTCAAAATCGTCATAGTTCTTCATCTGAACCAAAAGGTTACGAAGAGTGTTTGCTGAAGCTGTGCCAGTAGGAAATTCCTTAATTCTCAGGTCGCTACCAGGAAACTCATCTTGGAACATACCAAGACGCTCTTTGACTGTAAGAGCAGTAGACTCCTTCTTCAATTTGAATTGGGGAACAAGTGTCATTACAGAGTCGAACCGCTGCGCGATCTTATCCTCACTCATTTCCAGTGAAAGGTATAGGACCTTTCTGCCTTCAATCATCGACTGAACTCCCTGGTTAACTAGATACAGCGACTTACCTACACCAGGGGGAGCAATAACCATAGCCAGTTCCTTCTTACCAAGTCCTCCTTCTAGAGACTTATCTAAAGCAGGAAGAACGGTCCTATACTTGTCTGATTTTTCTTTATTGAACGTGCGGTCCCACCTCTGACTAAAGTCTCCGAAGTAGTTTTGACCCGTATCAACATCACGGCTAATAAGAAGCGCCTTCTTTACCACAGACTCGATCTCCTCAACCCTATCTTCCTTTACTAGAAGGATAGAGTCTGAGATTGCCTGTTTCATGGCCTCGTTTTTAGCAAACAACTCCACCTGATCAAGAATGTACTCAGGGTTATCCGCTGTACGCTCATCTAGATTGTTGATTAGATCAAGCTCGTCCTCGTACTCAGATATCGACTCCCTAACACCAAGAACCTTCTTGAGGTCCTGAAGAATGAAGTCGTCGTTAGGTAGTTTTCCATACTCCTCGAAGTAGTCCCGTACCGCACAAAAAATCTTGGCGTGAGAAGGAAACTCAAAGTAATCAGGATCTACAAGATTTACAATCTGGTGATAAAAGTCCTTACTTCCTTTTAGGTAGTAAAGAATCGCTCGTTGAATATTGTCGCTGAATTCGTAAGCCATTACTGCTGCTTTTGTGGTTTAGTTACATCTAGTTTAGTAGAGCCGATGTCTTTGTGGCCCTGCTTGTTCGCTACATCATAGGCTTTCTCTGTCAGATTTTTGGCTCTATCCATCTTTTTCTGAGCCTCTTCTTTCGATAGCTTTTTAACCTTGCCGTCTCTAGCCATATTTTCGTAATTTAAATTAGCAGGTTTGTAGCGAAACGATTCATCGTTCATAGCATCTTTAGTAGCGGCAATATTCCTATTCAACCAGCGATCTCCTGCGGTCTTATCATAACCCTTCTCCTGAAACTTCTTGATGCGTGCTCTGTGAGAATGAAAGTCTGTGTCATCCCCCCAAGAAACATTTACGCCTTGATTACCGAAGTAACGGTCAGATAAAGTTTTACACTTAGGACACCTAGTCCTATCAGGAGCTTTTCCTACGGGGCATTCTCTCTCCCAAAAAATATTACACTCTTGGCAAATCCACT